GATGCGGGCCATGGCGACCTCGCGGGAGAGCGGCACGGTGGCGTCCACCAATTGCTGCATTTGGTCGCTGATGAGGCCGACCGATTCACCAATGCCCGACAGACCGTCGAGCATGATACCTTGCATGACGCTGATTTTCGCTTGGGCGTCGTCAATCAAACGGGAGGCCTGAAACGACCCCACAACGTCGAAGAACACACGGGATGCGCCCGCTCGGAGAACGACCATCAACGCCCCAACACACAGGGCGACAACGGGCATCAGGTCGAGGAAGAACACGAAAAATCACCGCTATGCTAATCTCGACTCACGATGGGAATACCCATCCCCTTGAGCATCTCAAGGCCTTGGCTGTCGTTTAACAGTTCACGCTTGGCCTGTCGCTGCTTCCTCCGTGCGACCATGGCGTTGCCGTCTGCCTTCTTTTTGGCCTTTTCGGTGGCCTCGCTGATGCGGTCCTGCATATCCTGTGCAACCGTCAGGTCGAGCATCATGCGCTCGTTGCCGCCTTCGCAGTCGTAGCGGTCCCACAGGTCCGAGGGAAGCGTCCCCTTGTAGGCCATCGTCAGGCTTGGGGCGACTCGGAAGAAGGTTCCAAAGGGGGCGCACCGTCCGGGTCGTCCCCACGCACGAAGCCAAGAATCATCCTGAGTTCTTCCGAGGTCAGGTCGTCAATGTCGAAATCCTTTGGCTCAACAATGCAATAGGGAACCCACGACCGGATTTGATTTTCGTAGCCCGCACCGGCCTCATCGAGAGCAGCGGAGAATTGCTGCTGTTGCTCAAGGGTCCATTCTGACGGGTCAAGCCCGAAGTGGGCGTGGTCGCGGAACACGCGAGCCTGAATGTTCTCAATCTTCAGTTTCGCCATTCCGCCTGCTTGACGGACGACGAGTTCTGTTCCATCATCAAGTGTGAAGGTCTTTTTCAATACGGGCATAATCACTCACTCTTCTTTTTCTTCGGCGTTTCGCCGCTCTTCTTGGCCGGGGCCTTCTTTGCAGGAGCCTTCTGCTGCTTTGGCTCCACAAGGAGTTCCTTAAAGACGCCGGGGCGCACTTCCGTTCGCTCCCAAACGCCGAGGTCGTCCTCATATCGAATCGTCATTTATCTCCCTCCATCAAGGCGTTGTTTCGTAGGTCATAAACACAAAGACGAGGCTTTGCAGGTTCTTGTTTGGAATAATCGTGAGGTCGTGGATTTCGACAAGACCGGGGCGAGAGCCAATCCACGCCTGAAGGTCGGCATCGAGGTTTTCCACGTCGCTAACCAACCGCTCAACGACCACGTTTGCGGGTTGGACGGGCATTTAACCACCTCAATAGGTTCCGGCGGTTGAGTTGAAGACGTTAATGTCCATCATCTTGTCCGTGTCGCCCGCATCAACGAGAGCCACGAACCCAACGCTCATGGTGTTGGTGTCCCGACCGCTGACGTTGGCTTCGGGAGCCTCAAAGCGAATCTTGTAAAAGGTGAAGGACAGGAGTTCGGCCGTGGTGTCGTCACCGAACACGACCTTGAGAGCCGCGCCACCGGAGCCGGGGTTGAACTCCAAGCCGTCCTCGGTCGTCAGTTCGGTGTAGGTCGGCTCGCCCACGGTGTCGGTGTGGACCACTTCGTTGAACTCGATGGTCCCGCTGATTTCACGACGCTGCACGGGCGGCGCACGAATGTAGGTGGTGCTGCCGAGGCCACAGGCGTTGTCGCCGTCGCGGTTGAGGTTAATGTCGAAGGAAATGCTCTTCACGGCGTTGGAGGCCGTCGAGCCACCGTCAAAGAACACCTGCGCGTTGCTGAAATAGAGAGCGGGCAGGGAGTCGGGGAACGAGGGGGTGGTCGTGCCGACTGCGGCGAGGGAGGCGATATCCTCGGACTGACCCATGAACGACGCGCTGATGGTGGCGTATTCGTTCAGGGACGCGCTGACGGAGAGCGAGTTCACGACCATGCCGGTGTAGGTGTGTTCCTTGTCCTCGCGCCCAACGAGCATGGAAAAGGAGGGCATCGTTCCCGACTCGGTGAAGGTGTGCTGAACCGGGGACACGCCGCTTGCGGTGTTTGCGCCCGTGATGCCGAGCATCAGAAGGGCCGTAAAGTCGTCGTTCATGGCGGCGAGGTTCACATCACCCTCGGTGTATTCCTTGCCGGTCACGGACTTGGCCGCACCGTAGCGGCTCATGTCGTCGCGGGTGAGAAGGTCGTATTGGTGGCGGATGGACTCGTCGTCCACCTCACCGAAGGTCCAAGCAACGCCGGGTGTGGTTCCATAGGTGGACTCCTTCTCAAGAGCCACGAAGCGGTTGTCGAAATCGGACATTCAAACCACCTTCTGTGTGCATCACAGGTAGGGATTGACGTTTAAGGGTTCACCTTTTCCTCATGTTGATGCGCCGGTCGTAGGTAAAGGTCAGCAAGTGGACGCAGGTAAGGTCTTCTTGGTTGGTGCGGTGGTCGAGTTCAAGGCTGTATTCCATGAGCGAGTCGGTGGTCCCCTTAAGGCCCGTCGTGGTATAGACCTCATCGAACACCTCACCCGCGATATTCAGGCCCATGCGGAACGCGTTCTCGTAGTTTGTGCCGCGCGTGATGATATAGACGAGAACCTCGTAGGTTTGGTCCACCGAGCCGCCACCAAGCGCAGAAAATTGAGGTGATTTTACGTCGCGCAGAACCACGTTGATGAACGGCGCAGGCTGACGCGACAGCATTTCACCCGTCAGGTCATACCCGTAGCGGATAGCCGAGTCGTCCATGTGGGTCTTGAGGTAAAGCCTGTTGCTGTTCCGCAGCGTTTCAACCACGGAGAGAGCCATGCGAATGAGCGTGTCGGTGGCGAAGTCGGAGGTCGCCAATTCGTCCGGCCCAAAGGCCCCGTCGGTGGTCGCATAGACCGAGGCCCACTTGATTTCTCCGCTTCCTGCACCGGCATAGTTCCCGAAGCGCAGGTTGTGTTGGGAGGCTGAAGACGACACGTTGGCGTTCACCTCAAGGTAGTGGGTGTTGGCGTCGTCGTCCTCAATGATTTCGCGCATATACAGGCGACCGACGTTGTTTTCGTCAAGCGTCAATCGCAGGACGAGCGGCACGGGGTTCTCTTCGGCCATCGAAATGTCGAGGTCGTCGGATGTGACCGTGGTGGTTCCGACCAATTTCACCTTCTGACCCGCGCTCAACACACGGACTTCGTAGCCGCCCGTGGACAGGTAAAGAAGCATGGTGTCGTCGTTAGGAACGGTGTTGTAGGAGAAGCAGGCCACAATCGTCATTCCGGTGGCTGCTTCGGCTTCCGGCGTGTTGAGGATTTCGTATTGGACGTTGCTCGTCACCCAATACCCATCAACGGAAGAGCCGCCTGAACCAAACTCAACAGACCACGCTTGGTTGTTGCGCGTCACCGTTGGGGACGTAGGGTCGTCGCCGTTTAGTCGGCTCGTCCAATAGTCAGTCCGCTTTGCTACGCCCATGTTTTCACTTCCGATAAAATGTTCCGGGGCCGTAGGTCTTTTCGATTTTTGATTGAATACGGCTTTCAAGTCGTCGCGTCACAATGTCTTCCGCATGACCCATGTAGCCCAATGCGGGAAAACCGGGGTGAAAATACTTTCCGCCGGGGATGAATGGTGTGTCTCCACCCTGTCGGCCCAATTGCCGACCCTTATACCTTGCGGTTCCTTTTCCTGACTGTCCCGTGTAATACACCCAACGTGCGGCCATGCCGTCTTCGTAAGCGGGAGCAAGGTCAAACACCTGCCCGTCGTCGTCAGGGTTGGTGTATGTTGGACCGGCAAACATTCGCGCAAGAATTGAACCCGTGCTTACCTCGATAGGTTCGTAATCAAGCGTCAAGGCAATTCTGTTTGCAGCAGTTCCACGCTCCGTCACCATTCTTCCCTTCTGAACCATCCATTGTCGGGTTTCGGATTTGGCTTCGGCCATCACCTTTTTCACGACCTTGGCGATTTCGTGAATCAATTCTTCGTGCATATGCGAAAGCATGAACATGAGTTCTTCGGCATGGACCGAAACGTAAAACCCCCTGTGAGCAGGGCTTGTTTCAACGCCAAGCATTAGTCCACACTCCCCAAGTGAGCCAAGCGCGACAGGGCTTTCGTAGCACGGTTTCGCATCAATTCACCACGGGGCTTCGACGTTTCGTTGCCTTGAAACAGGGCTTCGTCTTCGGTGTAAAAGGCGGCTGCGAAGTCGGCACAAATCTCACGAAGGACGTGCGCGAACTCGCCTTCCTGCACCGTGACGGACGAGGCATGACTAAACGACAGGCCGCTTACGCCGGTCAGGTCGTTGCCGCTCTTGCCGGTCCACGCGATAGAATCACCGTCCACGTTTCCGTTGCCGGAGGTCGAGAAGGACGAGGCGTCCGTAAGGCTGACGGTCGTTGCGCCTGCGTCGGCTGAAGACGCAAGCGTCGTTTCAGCGATATGGTCGCTTGGCACGTCGCGCCCGTAGTCGCGGAATGTTTGGTCGATTTCGATTGTGGCTCGACGGATGGCTGAGGTCAGGCGGGTGGATGCCCTGCTCCGCTGCGCTGAATCAAGGCCAAGACGCGACCCAACATCAGAAGTGGAGCAATAATACGCCATCAGACCACACCCATAAGGCTCATGCCTGCAAAGCCGCCGCCAACGACGCCGAGAAGCCACCGAATAATCATGCGTTGGTTCTCGTCCATCTTGTCGATGATATCGAGCAGACGGCGTTCCTGCGAGGCCATCTTCACGTCAATTTTGTCCACGGCACTTGTGAGGTTGTCGAGCATTTCGCCGTGCTTGTCGGTGCGCCGTTCAAGCGATTCAACACGGTGGACAAGCACCGGGTCCATCTCACTCGCCATCAGACACCATCTCCTTGACGGTATCGACGGCTTCTTCGACCTCTTCCACGATTTCCTGAATCTCGTCAAGCGTGACCTTGCCGTCGGCCATCACGCGACGGTAAAGACCGAGGCCTTTCTCGATGAGGTAAGCAGCAGCGACGAGGTAAATTGGGATAAGCATTGGCTCCATGTTTTTCACTCCTTGAACTCAATAACCTTCACAGCGGAATGTGGAATCACGGTGAACGGCCTGCTTTCGCCCGGTCTATACAGACGGTAGCCATGGGTTGTTTCTTCAATGTTCACATTCGTATAGGCCTTCTCGGGAGGCTGATACACAATTTTACCTCGGTTCACTTCAACCACCCCACCCACGAAAAAGGGAGCATCAGAAGCATCAGGGCGACCAACACCGCCCAAGCAAGGTATTCAATCGGGCGAAGCAAGGCTGAAACACCGTCCCGATGAACCTGTCGGTCAAGCACGGTATAGACGAACACATCAAGGTTAGCATCACGCACGTTTCATTCCCTCCGGCCTTCCGTTGATTTCGTAGCACACGTCGCAGAATCCAAATGGGTTCGTGCCTTCCTCGTAGCAAATGCCACACCACCGCCATTTGCTTTGATGGACCTTATGCTCAGGCATTTCGCCACCCCTCAATCTGTTCATCGGTCGGTGCGTCACCATGACCGGACGGCCATGCTTCGCGCACGAATACACCGTCCACGACGAGAGCGTAGTCCACGAAGTCCTGATGCTCAAGCGTCGTGTTAGCGACAAGGGCTTCTTCAATCGTGAGCATCAAGACACCTTCCTAATCGCACAATAATTGTTGAAGTTCGCAATTGTGCCTGCGTTTTCATAGCACAACATTGACGAGAACGGCATGTTCCAATAGACAACCGGCGTAATGATATCCCCTACCTGAAGGTCGAGGACGCGGACGAGGGTGTTCGGCATCGAGGACGAATAGGCCATCTGCACGGGACCGAGTTCAGTCGTTGCTCCCCGCGTGACCCAAATACGCGTGTAGTTCGTGTAGGACGAAGACCACACCAACCCCCACCCTGCCGATGCGTTCCTAAACACAATGCTCAGAATCATTTCATACGTCCCCGCCGCGTTGATGGTGATTTGACCGAGAGGGGCGTTATACGTCGGGGCGGTTCCGCTTGAGGTTCGCACAAAGAAGTTCGTCAGCGTGTTCCATGAGGCTTTCGAGCCTGCGGTCATGCTCACACCATTGGAGTCAAGAAGCAGCAAATCGGGAGCGGGTGCGCTCGTCAGGTAGCCCGCCGCTGCGTGGTCGCCCCATCCGAAGGCTGCGTTCCAATTGGTGCGCTCGGCTGATGTGGTGACGAGGCCTGAGCCTGCGTTGGTGATGGAGGCTGCGGGGGATGCGCCAAACACGGGGTCAGACTCGGAGGTAAGGAAAGCGGCGTGGTTGAAGGTGGCTTCGTGGGTGGCTATGGCCCCCGCAACCTCATACAGACCCGCGTGGTCGCCCCACCCATAGGCCGTGTCCCATTGGCCCTGCTTGGCCGTCGTAGGCAGGGAATAGCCGGTGTCGTAGGCAAGCGCAAGCGTTCCTGACGTGGTGATGGGGGAGCCGCTGATTGTGAAGCCCGTGGGAACCGTAGCAGCAACGCTCGTCACGGTTCCTGAGCCACCACCGCCACCTGTGGCCCCTTCGTCAATTGGGAGCGCACGGACGGCAAGCGAGCCGTTAGCGGCGTAGTGGATAATGAAGCCGATAGGTAGGATGATGCCGGACGACGGGGCGACGTTGGTGAGGCCACCTGCGTTGGCTTGGTCGCAATACAGAATGTCGCCGTCAGCCCACGTTTCCGACACAGGCTTGAGAGCCGTCAAATCTATGCCCTTGATTCTTCCAAGGGCAAGGGCGGCTGAGTCGCCTCCGGTCAGCACGTTTTCCTGAAGGATGCCGACAAGCACCTTTGCGTCGCCCGTTCCGCTTGCGTCCATAGCGTCAATCAGGATTTTGCCTGAAGCACCAACACTACCCACGGCCATAACCACGGTTCCTTTTGTGAGCGGGCTTCCGGTTTGGTTCTTGACCGACCATTGGAACGTCTGCCCGACGTGTGCGTGAATGCCGTTCACCGTGCCAACCGCCAAGGTCTGCTCGTTTTCGTCCCATCGGACCTCGCCCGCAATCGACACATCAGTTTCGCGCGTGGTGTCGAACTCAAGCCCCACCAAGCCGGTGACGTAATCCGTTGGGCCAAGCGCGGTGCGTGGGCTGCGATACAGGCCGGGGCTGATTTGGGAGAACGACCAAGAGCCGCGAATTGTGGGTGGCTTTGTGAGGCGAATGTCCGAGCCTTGGTCGTCGCTGTCCACAGGGCCTTTGAGCAGCACACCGTCGCCAATCGTCAATTCTTCAAGGGACAGGTAGCGGTTGTCCGGCAGAATAACACGGTGTCCTGCCGTGTTCGCATAGAACTTCATGCTGCGAATGTTGCAGATGAAATCACCGTTGTTGTAGGTGGCCGAATAGTCCACAGGGATTTGAAAGCCACCCGACGTAGCCAAGAACTCGTAAGTCGCCATACCACCGTCAAACAGGGGAATGCTCACGTCGAATGCGTCAATCCTGAACGCTTTTAGTCGGTCTTGGTCGTCCATGTCGGTTGTTGGGGACCAAGTGGCCGCACTTTGGATTGTGAGGTCGGGAAAATAGGCATAGCCGAGCGTTCCGGTGGGTGCGGCGTAATCAGGGCCAAAGTCACCGCCCACAAGGACGAGCGACGTGCCGTGCTGCCCGTCGTCAAATGTGGTAGCGGTCGAGGCCGTCATAGCAAACTCGATTGTGCCGGAATAGGACGCGCTGTCTCCGACCATGACGAAACGTGTGCCGAAGGACTTGTAGGTTCCAAAATAATTCGGGGATGCGCCATGCTCAAACTCAATGGCCTGTCCGGTTCCGGCGATTGCACCGTTGAGGAAAAGGGCCTTGGTTCGCAGGTCATTGACGAGCGTAAGCGTGTAAATAAACGAGTCTTCGATGATAACCTCGTCCACGGTCAAAGCCGACACGGGCATGGGAATGTCCCATGAGCAGCCCTGTGTGGCCGACAGGTCGAAGATAACGCGGTCGCCCGTAGTTGGGACGGCTGCGGGACTCCAATTGGCCGCTACGTTGGCCGACGTGCCGGTCGTGCCAAGCCAAGTGTAGTCCGTCATTAGCCATCAACCCGCGTCTTCGTTGCTTTGAAGACGAAGGCCGAGCCACCCTGTTCGCTGATAAGAGCGAGCAATTCGTTGGCTCGTTGCTGATACGCCCTTAACTGCGCGTTCAAACGAATGTCGTTTTCCCGCTTCTCACCTTCGTTATCAACATAGGAGGGAATGGTGTCCACAAGAACCTGAAGACAGTCTGAAACGACCAAGGCTTTGATTGCTGCTTCCTGTTCGGTTTCCGTCACCGCGTTGGTGGTGTCGGTTGGGAGGAACGTGGCGTTGCGCGACGCCTTGTTCACCTGAATTGTTCTCAGGGTGATGTATTCTGAAATGGTGGCGTCATTCAAGCCACGCGGACGGCCGAGAAGGTCACGAATCGTGTCCGTAGTGACCGTCATTCCTCTTCACCCACCTTGTCCTCAGGCCACCGTTGGTTGAAGTCCCTTGGAACGTCAAGAATCGAAGCGTCATTTGGAGGTTCCGCACACCTGCCTAACACAAAGACCAATTTTGTTTCGACAATCATGCGAGCCATGCGCGAATCGGGCATCCAAATGGTGTCCTTCGTTTCAATGAGCGTCACCGGATTTTGAGGTGCGCGGGATGCAGGCTTCGCAAGTCGGACAAGCCAACCGTTGCGACTGAGCCAATGCTCAAGCCGATGCTCAAGGTCAGCGACCTTTGCGCCTTCAGGGACGGGGATGCCCCGCCGGTTCAGTTCCTTAACGAGAGCGGCTTTGCTCAAGTTCAGGCCACCTTCACGGCAAGCACATACACATCAATGACCGGGGCGTCGGAGGAAGCCGCGTCGGTGTGCGTCACCTTGAGGGTTCCGCCCGCAGCGATTTCGACCTTGGTGTCGTCCATCTCGCCCGCAGCCGCACGGGTGTTCGCACCGCCGGACACGTCGATGGCGTCGCTGATTGCGTCGCTACCGTTGAAGACTTGGAGGGTGTCGCTCGCCGCGCCCGCTGCTCGGAGGTAGCAGAACGCGTCAATCACGCGCACCTTCTCAGCCATCGTCAAGGACGTGTTGGACGTGCCGCTGCCCGCCGTGCTGAGGTGGAACACCATGAGGGGACCACCGGCTGCTCCGTCCTCACCAACGAGGCCGAGGTGCTTTGACTCAACGAATCCTTGCATCTTGCGGTTTTGCGCCATCTTGTTCACCACCTGTATTCTTTAGACTCGCGCGTCAGAATCAAATGACGCCGGTAATCTTGCAAATCCGGTTGTTCGTGCCGCTCGACGCACCGTCTTGGTGTTCGTGAACGACCGCACCCATGTAGCCGGTCAAGAGCCAATCGTAGCCAACACCGGGGAGGCGGGTCAGTTCGGTTTCTTGGAAGCCGGGGCCGTTGTAGCGGAAGAACTCAGCCGTTTCGCTGCCGGGGATGAGCAAGAGCGCATCCGAGCCGAGCGCAGCGGTCGAGTGGCCGCCCGTGTAGTCGCGGGTGTAATACACGGTGAGGTTGGCGACGCGGCGCAGGTGGTCCGCGAGGCTCTCCACGACGTTCCCGTAAAGTTGGGTGTTCAGGAGTGCGCTGCGGGTGGAGGCAGGGAGAATCAGGGCCATCGGTTCGTCGCCCGACACACGGCCGTTGGCGAAGATGAGGTCCATGGCGTTCAGGAGGTCAGCCTCTTCGTCAGCCGTTGCGGAGCCGAAGGTGGCCGTCGCAGCCTGCGTCTGACCCGCACCACCGACGAGGGTGTCGAGAATCAGGTTGTCGATGGTGTCGGCAAGGCCGCGCACAATCGCCAATTGCTGACGGTCGATGTTCTCAAAGGATTCACCGCGCAGGCGAACCGAGTCGAGGAAGGTCGTGCGACCCTGACCCTTGCTGAGTTGGACCGTGTAGTTTTCCGTTCCAATCTTGGTCGGCTCGGTCACGGCCGCGTCGTCCAAGGGGTAGGTGAAGGAGCCGGTCACACCCGTATACCACTTGAACTCAAGCCAAGGGACGGTGCGGGAACCGACGACCTTCGTGCCGACGCTGATGCGGTCGGACTGAAGTTGGATGAAGTCGCGGAGGGTCTGCTCAAGCACGGCGTCACCCGTCCCGAAGGGACCGGCGGCGGCTTCGACGTTGAGGATTTGTTCAAGAGTTTGCTGCATTATCTCACTTCCTTTATTGTGTTCAAGCGTGGACCGCCGAGTTGGTGTTGATTGGGACGAGGGTTCCGGCGGTTGCGGTTTCACCCGCACCGACATAAACGCCAATCGCCTTCTGAGAGGTGGAGGTCTTGTCGCAGTAGCCGCTGCCGGAGGCGTAGGCCACGTCGCCAACGGCCCACGTCACGGCTTCCGAAGCAACCCACAGGACACCGCCCATTGGGAAGAAGGAAACCGTCGCACCGGAGGTTTCGTAAGCAAGGTCAGCGTCGCGGGAGGACTCGCCTGCGCTCACACCAACCGCAACTTCGGAGGCGGAAGCAGCGGTCACACGGAGGCCGGTGTCCTCGGTCAGCAAAAGGCCAACGCCGGTCACGGTTTGGCCGGTCTTGACGGCGGCGGTTCGGGGGTCTGTTCCTGAAAAAGCGGTCATGTTTAATCACCTCAAATGTTCATCTCGTCAAAGCGAGGGGCGCGGAAGCGGCCATCATTGGCCTCAACACCCGACAGGGTGCGGTTCCAAGCGGAGGCCCATGCGTTCCACGCACGGGCATACAGGTCTTCGGGCGTCTTCACGACCTTACCGTTCAGGTAGTTCGCGACGACAGCCTGCGAAGCCTCGACGGGAGCCTCGGACGCCACGGCGGGGGCCGGGGCCACGGGCTTCATCTCGACGGGTTCCGGGGCGGGGTGAGCCTCGTTCCACGACGCAATCAGCGAAGCAATCACAGGCTCGGACAGGTCTTCATGACCCTTGAGGCCGAGTTCGGTGGCCTCGGCAACGAGAGCAAGGCGGGCCTCTTCAGCCTTCGCCGCTTCCATGGCCTTGAAGTTCTCAATCTCGGCGCGGGCAAGGACGAGTTCGGCCTGAAGAGCCTCCATTTCGCTCGCCTCAACCATTTCGGTTTCGGACACAATTTCTTCGTCGGTCATGGGAATCGCTTCCTGTGCTTGAACGACCTCACGCCCCGGTTGTGGTATAAGGGTTTCCGATGCGGTCTTCCGAGCGCGGGGGTGTCCCTTCGGCAGCAAATCGTTGTCCTGAACGTAATTGGGGTTGCTTGGACGGCCGTTTCGGAGCAAATACAGGAAAGCCTTAGCGCGGGCAATTCCCCATCCGCCACGCGACATATTGGGGGCGTGGGAAGTGCTAAATGCGCCTGCACCCCGACGATAAACAGTAAGCAAAGCACCCATGCTCGCCTTGCTTCCTTTGTTTTTAGCATTATGCTCCCTCATCATTGATTGCAGACGGGCGCGAGTTTCCTCGCTCACCTTAATGTTCTTGTTGGGCTTCTTGGCGGAGCCGGGTGGATTCTTCTTGGACCCCTTGCGCCGCTCGCTCGGCTTGGCGGGCGTTTTACGAGGGTCATTCTTACCGGGCCTGCCGTATTGGAGAGCCTCAACAGTTTCCTCTTCGGAGGCGGCCATCGGCTTCTTTTCCATCTTCACGGCCTCTTCGATATTGGCGCGGTGGTAAGCGGGACGGTGAACGATGGCGAGGTGGTCGAACTTGAAGTCCTCATCAAACACCATGCCGTCTTCGTCGGCCTTGACCGGCGTTCCGTAGCCGCCAATGCTCACACCGTAGCCGGGACGGAGCCACATACCCGACTCCAACGCCTCAAACAGTTCCGGTCGCTCGACCACAGCCACATAGCGCACGTCATATCCGGTTTCGGTTTCGTGAACCGTGCCTTCGGTGACTTCGCCAACCACGGCCTCGTCCACGCCACCATCCATATTACGGGAGAAGCCACCCGCCGACAAGGGCTTGGGGTGGTTGAGGGTAAGGTCAGCACCGGGCATTTGCTTTGCTGCAACCTCAGCACCACGGCGCGTCAGGGACCAACGGTTCTTGTTCATACCTTCGTGGAACGCGATACCCCGGATTTCGATGTAGGAGCGGCCGGTCGAGGCTTCGACCTTGGCGACGATTTCCTCCACCGTGGCTTCCATGGTGACGTTCACGGGACGGCAGATACCATCAACCCCACGCTCTTCACCAATGGGACACGACGCTGCTTCGGCGTTCTTTTCCCCTGCTTTTTCCATGTATTCCTCATGGGTCTTGCAGGGCATGAACTTCCCGTCGGTTTCGTGGATGCCTTCGCAACCCATTTCCTTCGCGCGACCTGCGGCCTCACCGGGGTTGTCGTAGGTGTCCTTGCCGACTTCAGCGGCCTCGGCGCAGGATGAGCAGCACGGCTCTTCTTCAGCAACGAGTTCCTCGATAACCTCTTCGATGCCGTCAATGACCTTTCCGTTGGTGTCGTCCCACACGTCGAACCACAATTCGTCGCCCAACGACTCATGTTCTTCGTTTGAGGTCAATTGCGTGACGGACTTGGACCGCTCCCACATACGGCACGACCAATAGCGGGCCTTGGTTCGGGGGCCGGGGTTATCGCAGTTATGGCGGGAGCGGAAGTTCTTGCGGCGAGCGGGGTCGTCGCGCTTGATTTCCATGTTGGGGTCGCCAAAGCGCACAATAATGACGCGCCCCGACTCATTCTGCACATAAACGGCAAACTTGCGGGGGCCTTTTGGTGTGCGGAACGGCTTGCCAAGCGTGACCTTCTTTCCTTGGTATTCGGCCGCCTCGACCTCTTCATCCTTATGGTATTCAGCGTCCTTGCGCTCAAACATTGAATTGCAGACGGCATACCGCTGCTTTTCATCAGGGTAATCTTTCACAGCCTCTTCGCTACCCATGCAACGCTGCACGAAGTCGTCGCGGGATTCACCGGGCTGTGGGTCAGGCATCATTCTTCACCGTCCTGTGTCGTCACGCCTTCATTGTGGTGGTGGCCGACGTGACCTTCGTGAATACCAAGTTCGACGCGCTGCCGCTCATGCTCAAGCATTTGTTCGTGAGCAAGCCGCTGCGCCTCAAGGCTGCGGGCATGAGCAGACGACAGGTCGATTTCGCCTCGGTTGCTCGCCACAATTTCAGGGTGGAGGTTGATTTCGGTTTGCTGCTCGTTCTTCCACAGTTCAAGCATGGAGGTAATGATGATGAGCGCGGGACCGCCAATGATGGCGAGCAGCGTGGTATAACCGTCAATGTTCTGAATGACGGAATCGTCCTGCGTCCCCATCCAAATGATGTAGCAGCCGAAGATGAGCCACCCAAGGACAATGGGAACCCCAATCATCAGCATCATCCGGTCATTGAACGACTTCAAAGTGTCCACCGCCTGTTTCACCGATTTATTGGTTGTCGTTTGAACCTTCGGCTACATCGGTGGCTCCGGGTTGCGAATTGGGAAGCGGGTTTGGCCCATTTGGTTGCTTCGTCGGCTCTCTTCGCTCGTCCCCTTCCATATCGACCGGCAGTTTGAGGATTTCAAGGGCTTGATTCAGGGTGATAATTCCGGCCTGATACCCCATAGTCGCACGGCGCATGGACTCAAGCGGCGATTCTTCGGCCACCGGCTCAAACTCAAAGCGGGGGAGGTCTTGCATTCGGTGTTCAATGCCGAGCAGGGAGAGGTGCGTCGAAAACAATTGCTGAACGCCCTGAAAGACGACGTGTTGCAGGCGGCGAATGGCGGTGTTGGCCCAAGTGTTCGCGTTGTAGGTGGCCGCGAAGGTGGACCCCTTTTCCTGACCGGCCGCCACACGGGGGACGTGCAGCACCGCCGCGATATTGCTACCCACCATGTCGAGGAAGCCGGTGTTGTCGGGGACGGTGTTCTGCAAATCAACGTGGTGCAGGGTGACGTAGGAGGGCAGAATCGGCATTTGGTCGCCGCGCAGCCCTTCAAACAGGTTAATCACCTCGTCCATGATTTTGCCGAGGCGTTCTGCCTGCTCGTCGGGGTCGGTGATGTGTTCGATGGCCGAGCGGTCAATGGTGACGAATTGCTTAGTGAGGGCGTCTTCAAGCGCAATTCGATTGTTAATTGAATTGTATTTGGCTCGGATGGCCTGTTTGAGCGAGGTAAAACGGGATGCGCCCCACACACCATACGTCACACGGGACTTGCTGTCCGTGAACCAATTGCTCCGATAGTCAATGCGGAAGTGCAGCACCTCG